TCGAGTGTCACGTGCTAGACAGGAGTACATAGCCTGTAGTACCGGCATGCCCGACGTCAAAGACAGGCCGCCTCGTCCAACAGCACCCCGCCACTTATTCAAAGCGGCAGGGGAGAATAGCGACTTAATGCACATAGGGTCCTTACGCATACACGTAAGTGGGTCCCGTACCATGCGCCACCTCTCACCGTCGAACACAGGGCTGGATTGGCAGAATACAATCCGCTCAAACTCATCCACAGGCTGTTCTACCTCCATCCGGAACCCTCGCTTCCGGAACCAGCCATCAACCCCCGCAACAAAGCGGGGGCAATCGGCTTTCCGCATGACCACCACACAGTCGTCACCGTTATTGGCTAGCTCGCACCTCACCCCAACTGAGCGCGCATAAGCATAAACCATAGAGCACATAAGGATGCAATTTCCCAGTGATGTATTTAAATCTCCTGAACATCTTCTCCCTGGGAACTTAGCTTCAACTTTGCCGTCTTCAACATAACCTACGGCAGTACTCTTCAATTGCCACTCCAATAGTGTCTTGAGCAGCGGTGAACTAAATACAAGGGTGTAATAGAGGTGCTCATACTTGAGCGCCTCAACTGATACGTGAGCGTCGAATTTTGTGGCGTCTAACCCTACCGCCACCGGTTCGGAAAATCTCATCCACTTCTCACGTATGACATCTGCAGCCTGGAACACGTCCAAACCCTTGATCACTGTATGCGGTGTAAACCCTCCCCACGCATGGTTAATGGCATCGAAGTACTTGTGCTCATTCTTCTTCAAATACTTTCCTAACTTCAAGCCATACCTAGCATTAGGCGGGTTAATCACGCGGGCTGCTTTCTCTGTAAGCAGCTTCTCAAACTTTGCGAACATCTTGAGTACTCGGTCAAGAAGCGAGAGCTTGGAATACATTAGCGAACGGTATGCGCGCTCATAGACCCGACGTTTGGGGCCGGTGTACGTCTGCACGACTTCGCGCAGTGTAGCAACGGCCGCTACGTTGGATACATGTGACACGACGCAGTCACGAAACTCTTTCAAGTCCGCAACCCCCTCAAAGGCGTCCCCACTAACATCCAAGACTCTCTCAAAAGCGCCCCCCACCTTCACAAAGAAGCAGCGCTCCAAGACCGCCTGTTCCAAGGCGTCCACACAGGCATTCATCACTCCCAGGTTCCCCTCTGGGCCTATTCCCGAGTAGCGAATATACCTCCTCACTTTTTCTGGCTTCCCATTCCTTACCACACGCAGGTGATAGCGTCGGTCATCCTTCAGCAGTTGCTCCAACTGAGCACGGCGAACCGCTGATTTCTGACTGACACCACGGCGATAGGTTGGGCACCCCTAGAATTTCATCGCTTTCGGTCGCTCAGCTCTCTCTCCCAAGAGCCATCTTGCAAACTTACTACGCGACGCAACTCTCATGCGAGTCTCACTCACCTTAAAATGGGTGTCATCTCCAAAGAAGATGTCCTCAATAGGCTTCAAATGTGCAGCTCGGTCAACGACACGAACATTGTATTTGGCAAGCTCTTTCGCAATACGGCGCCTCACATACTGGACGTTACCAGGAACGTTCCGGTCCATTGCATCCAAGCCGAGCTCTGCGCGTAACGCGCAGGCCACATGAACGGCGAATCGGGGAGCAGTGCTCACCACCCGACTAGTCCTCAGCTTGTCCTCCATCTCTTGGACCACAGTAGTCTCGTCGCGCGAGTCTGCAAATGCCATATGCAGGCTGGCGGCGTCCTCAAAGTTCTGCAAAACGATGAGTCGACGCGACTCTTCCTCCCCAATCCACCATCGGAGAAGGCATGCCCTTACGGACGACCAGATTGACTTGCTAGATCGAATCCGGCTCACGGCGGTGCACTCAACGAGATTCTGACTCGTGAGATGCGGCAATCGCTGGAACGCGTGGCCATTCCCACGCACCATTCCAAGCGCATACAGTGGTTTCATCGCCATATTCACGCTTTGACCGAAGTTATATTTACCCCCGTAAACGGTAGGCCGGTCCTTCAAACCCGACAAGTGACTAAGAGCTTCACAAGGCGAGAGAATGCACCTACGACGCGTGAGTCGCAACTGTGACGAAGCTCAGCAGTGGGAATAACGAAATGTATATCCCAAAGGAG